TATCCCACCAACGCTTAGCCGTTCTAGATTTTCTCTTAGCATCTTTCACGATATCAGAATCAGTAGTCGAATATGTTTTTCCGCATGTTAGCAATGAGTGAACGCGAGCATAACCCCATTGTTGTTGAGTGGCACCAGGACGATGACCAGTTCTCCAAGCAGCCATACCACGGTCATATGACTTTCTCAGATAACTCACGGGAACTCCAGTAGCTTTTGCTTTTTGAGTTAAAGAATTAGCTTTAGGAAACATAGACTTAAACTTTGCGGTATAATTAGACCGCTTTGTTTTCACATTTTTATCAGTTGAGAATCCCACATAAGCCTTAGGATTCTTAAATGACATTCTACCAAACTTAGAAATCTCCTTTTTTCTTTGTGTTTTCTTTCGCGACGAAAGACCTTTAAAGTATTTCAACGGAGAATACATTACTACTTACAATAGAAATCATAATGCAGGAACGGGTGCTAGTTTCAAATCCTTTACGTTCAGTAAGCGACGATAGGGAATTAGATAATGATGATTGTATGGGTTGCTGTTTATGTTGTTGGCTGTGCTTTAACATTTTTCTTTAAAAAGCATATTCCTGTACTTCCTTTCCTAAATCATCATAAACTCCAAACTTTACAGAATATCCAGTAGCGGATGACTTACCGGTTGTTGTCATATTTTTGCATGTTGTTCCCTTAGACCAGAATGATAGAGCATCTGTGGGTGTCAGCATCTTAGGATAGTGATAGAAGTCACAAATGCGCCCAGAAAACCCACCTTCTGGCGTTAACTGAATATCTCCAACTGCTGGCTTAGGGACGCCGCTGAGAAAGCAGGACTTTACTAATTTTCCATCAAGGTATACATCCAAGTTACGTCCGAATACAGTAATACTTACTGAAAACCAAGTCTGAAGAGGAATATTAGGAACTTCGCATACAAACACATCATCAGATGACCCCGAATGTCCAGCGGGTGCGGGTTCAGCTTTTCCAGAGCCACCTTCTGTAGCAGGATATACGCTCACACTGATTTCAAGTGAATTGTCTGTGGGATGTAAACTGATAGACGGATTTGTAACTGCTCCATTTGTACTATCTGGTCTCTTCACAATAGCCTTCTTCTTGCCATACCCGTAATTCCAGTCTTTTACATACATCCACCACTGCATACCATAACCGCCATCACGTTCAGCTGAGAGAGGAGCACGATTTCCCTTTACAATTGCACTAGTTGTGGCATCATGGAATGCCGGCGCCAAGTTTCCTGTGCTATTTCCAAAAATTGAGTTATATAGTTTTGACAAAATTGGAGGAGCGGGTGCTTCTACTCCTTGAGGAGCGCTTGTTGAAACACCTTCGGGAAGAGTTGGTACAGCTGAACCATCAACAACTGTTGAATACTTGTAATCACTTGTTCCAACATAATATTGAATGTACAGAGTCTTCAGCTTTCCAGGGTATGGGTCAGCAGTTAAACCTACATTTGATAGGTTTACTGTAAACCCGGGAAGCGCTACTTCATTTTGTATTTGACCAGATAGATACGCAGTTACATCCTTAAACTGTGTCAGATTATCAATACCATATCTAGCATAGCTAATATATAGAATTTTATCTGCAGGAACTTGTGGAGGTGGTGATGGTACAGGCGCACTACTTCCTTTAGACTTACTAAAAAAGATGTTAGGCCAACTATCAGGCGCAAATGCGTCATAAAGAACTATCCCTAAACAAACTATGAATGCGAGTCCAAAGAAATAATACAAGTATTTATACCATGATGCACTACCACTTGCAGCCTTAAGAGAGGCAGTCAAAGCAGCAGCTTGTTTTGCCGCTTCATCCTTCGTTGCCTGAAGTCCGGCAGTTGCTTGTTGCTGTAGTTGTTGAAGATAGTCACCAGAAGCACTCAGCTTTGACATATCAATTCCAAATGCAGGCGGTGGTGCTGGTGCAGCAGGCTTTGGTGCGGCAGGCTTTGTAAATAAGCTTCCCATTTGTTAGAAACACCGAAGTAAAAAACGGACATCTTAACAGTGATATCATGGATATAAGTAGAATGTATTGTAACAATTGCGGCGATAAAGGGCACGTGTTTAGGTCTTGCGCTGACCCGGTTATATCATGTGGTATTTTATTCCTTAGAGGAATTTATGAACCACTGGTGCTGCCTGTTGAGCCTAAAACAGTCAGTATTCTTATGGTGAGGCGTAAAGATAGTATGTCTTATATGGAATTTATTCGTGGAAAATATGATATAGCTGATACGGCTTATATTAAGCGTCAGCTATCAAATATGACCGAGTTTGAACAAAAGTTAATTGCAAATGAAAACTTCGAAACACTTTGGAATAAACTTTGGGGAAATAGTCGAGACAATGACTCTCCCGAGTTCGAGAATGCCCGTAATAAATTTAATTTAATTGATAGAAAGAAGCTGATAGTTGAGTCACCTACGCCTTTTAAGGAACCAGAATGGGGATTCCCTAAAGGACGTCGTAATCGTGGAGAAAGTGATGTTGAATGTGCACAAAGAGAATTCTTCGAAGAAACAAATATTCCAAAGGAAGCTTACATAATCCGCGAAGATTTAGTATTTTCAGAAACATTTAAAGCAATCAATAATATCACCTATAAGCATATATATTTTGTAGCTATTCTAAAAAATTCTAAACTTATTCACCTAGAGCAGAAGCTCACACCAGTCCAACGACGTGAAGTTTCCAGTGTCGGATGGAAAACTCTGGCAGAATGCAAGAATATAACTCGCCCACATTACGTAGAACGCAAAAAAATGATTACGGAACTAGAACGTATCATTTCTCTTGCCCCAAAATAATGGATTATAAACTATTGGCATTTTCGGCAATAGCAGTTTTTAGTGTATTTTTAGTTTCTGGACTAATTATTTCACTACTTTCAACTCAGCTTCAATGTTCAAAAATAGCATCCGCTACATCATTAAAACAAGGTGCTATTTCTGCGGTTGCGCCAACTTTGGTCTACACATTAGCCGCTATATTTTTTATTGTGCGGCGTCCATTCTCAGGAACATTCGAATCATTCGGAGTTCCTGAAGAGACAGCTAGAATTCTTGGCGTTGGTTATTTGAGTATGTTAACAGCATGGATTACTAATGTGTGGAATGTTCATAATAGTGAAAAAAGCGTATGCCAGACAAATCTCAAAGAAATGACAGATTTTAAGAAGAAGTTAATGGCAGAACTAGCGCAGAAAGAGAAGGAAAAGGAAGAGACAGCTGCTAAGTAATGTATACTTTTACGGATACAACTACTTTATTAAGTTTAGAATCGCAATAATTTTAACTCGGCAGTCTAACCTTAAATAGATTTGCTACAGAATGGACAACCTACAAGATTACGTCCTTGAGTTTTAAACAAGTCCTTTAGACATTCGAGACAAACTTTATGTTTTCCACAACTAATATCGACAACTTCCTTCTTAATAAGACACTTAGAACAATCAAACTTTTCATTAAGAAATTTAAACCCCTTAAACATGTCAACACAACGTACACACATTCCATTTTGAAGGTCTAGATGCCACTGTGGGAGCTTTTGACTACATAATTTGTACGTATTACACTCTACAAGTTTGCAGTTATGTTTGCAATCAGTATTACCTTCAAGTTTAATAATACGTTTATATCCGCAACAACATAGTCTATGAGAACTATTAACATCGTCTTCTGTGTGATATTTGCCGTTAGAGCATTGTTCAATACACTTGCCGTTCCCTTCACAGTCTGACATCTTTTATCTTATTAAAGATGTTAATTTGTTCATTTTACCCTAATTTTATAAGGAGTAATCTAGATACCATACTATTGATATATAAGAAGTAACGGCAAATCCAAACATCCACCACCATACTGGAAAGACGGTCGACTCCTTTTTCCCAGTACCGAACGGTCGAATGCGCCCACGCTCTCCAAATGCAAGTGATGGTCTTACATATAGAAACCCTGCTACTAAAAAGAGATAAACTGCCACCATCCATAACTTTGGATTTTTGCGGATGATTGCTTCCATTATGATTTCGTCGCCAAAAATAAGTAGCATGTTCGTCCTACCGAATAGAAAAGCATTTTCAGATTCTATAACTCGTATCTTTTTAAAGTATAGAAAGACTGATGTGGACCCTTTAGATACTGCCGACTCCGAAGAAGACTTATGTAGAAAGCAGGGCGACCTATCAAAGAATACAAAGGAACTGTTTTCATACCAAAAAATCGTTCGCGAATATCTACTTATGGAGACACCGTATCGTGGTCTTCTTTTATATCACGGTCTTGGTTCGGGAAAGACGTGCTCGTCAATTGCAGTCGCAGAGTCTCTGCTCAGCACGAAAAAAATATACGTTCTTTTACCAGCATCACTTTCCGATAACTATAAGGGTGAGATTCGTAAATGTGGTGACCCTATCTATGCATTCGAACAATACTGGGAACCTAAGTCAATTAAAAGCGAAGAAGACACCGCCCAAGCAAAGAGTATGGGAATATCTCAAAAGTTCTTAGATACGAATGGACGTTTTTTTGTTACTTCTCCAGACCGCCAACCTAATTTTAGGACTCTTTCACTCGACATTCAAAAAGGCATTCGTGGGCAAATAGATGACATTTTAGACCAACGGTTTACATTTATTAACTACAATGGTATCTCTTCGTCTAATATTGACTCAATCCTCCCACTCGATAATGAGCATCAGTTTGACGACTCAGTAGTGATTATTGATGAAGCGCATAATCTAATTAATTACGCAATTAAAGAGTCTTTACGCTCAAAAATTTATCAGCGTATTCTCAAGGCAAGAAACTGTAAGGTCGTAGCACTATCTGGCACTCCCGTTATTAACAAGCCTCAAGAAATTGCTTTTCTAATGAATCTTTTACGTGGACCAATTGAGAGAATTTCAATACCTGCAAAATCTGCTAAACAATGGGACGAATCATTAATGACTGGATTTTTTAGAGCTATCAAAGATGTGGATACAATTGAATATAATTCTATTAAGAGAGTTATTATGTTAACACGTAATCCTCCCTATTTTGAAAGTCAATACAATGAAAAAGGTGAACGTATAGCAGTAAAATACAATAAAGATTTTTCACAAAAGGCAGACATTAAAGAATGGGTATCGGAATGGAAATCTAAATTTGAAAGCACATTTGCAGGAGTTGAGTTGTCTGATGCTGATAGAATGGTAGTGGAAGAACTCGAGCTTTTACCTACAAAATTTGAAGACTTTATGGGACTATTTGTAGACGGTCTTTCTATTAAAAATTCTAATCTTTTTATGAGACGTATTCAAGGATTAGTTTCATATTTCAAAGGAGCAGATGAACGTCTACTTCCCAAACGACTAGAAGAAGAAAGTACACTTGTAAAAGTTCCAATGTCTCCCGAGCAGTTTCAGCGTTACTTGGAAACTCGATGGATTGAAATTCAACGAGAGTCTCGGAAATCTCGCTCTCCTAACTTAAATGATGATTTTGGGTCATTTCGCATGACATCTCGTCTCGCATGTAACTACGCAATACCACCAGAATTACGAACAACTGTTGAAGAAGAAACTAATGAAGAAACTGTGATTGAAAAATCAGAAGTTCTTGAAAGATTAAAAGCCGACCCGGAACGATATTTGAGCGAAGATGCGCTTTCTAAGTTTGCGCCTAAAATGTTAGTTCTCTTGAAAGACTTGAAAGAACATATAGGAGAACCGAGTAAATTTAACAATCAGTTTATTTATTCTCAGTTTCGCTCGTTAGAAGGAATTGGAACGCTTACTGCAATTTTAGATGCAAATGGCTTTCAACCTTATAAGCTTGTTAAGAAGGCAGGTGTATGGTCCGAATCATCTGAAATGAAAGAAGGTGTGCCGGCATATGGTGTTTTCTTAGGTGGTGGTGAAGAAGAAAGGGAACTTCACCGTCAAATTTTTAATCAGGACTACGCAGATACATTTCCACAATCGTTGAAAGATTCAATTAAAGAGCATCGCCTTTGTGTATTTCTGGGCTCACGGGCCGCAGCTGAAGGCATCACACTTGCAGATGTGCGGCGTGTTCATATTATGGAACCATATTGGAATCCTGCACTTATTGAACAAGTAATAGGACGAGCTATTCGAATTTGTTCTCATCGCAAGCTTCCTCTCGACCAACGTGATGTAACTGTAAAACTATATATGACAGTATTTTCACCAGAACAAGCTGTTACAAGCGAAGGCCCCAATATCGTTGCAATTCGTCGCAATGATATGACCTTAAAACGATATGAAGGAACAGATTTACGTGAAACATTCATGTCATCAGATGAATATCTTTACGAGGTAGCATACGAAAAAGGACGTATTGTAAAGAATATTAGTTTACTTTTAAAACAAGCGGCTATAGATTGTGAGATTCACCGTAAATTACATTCAAGAGAAAAACCTGTAATACAGTGTATGCGGTTTGACACAACTGCTACTGGGGAAGATTTAGCTTATAAACCAGGTTTCAAAAGTGATGATTTAGATACACTATATCTTCGCAATATTCAGAGAAAAACACGACGCCTTCAAATTGTAAAAGCAAAAGGATTAGTTTTTGTGTTAGACCCGGATACAAACGAGGTATTTGATGCTCCCGCCTTTCAAGATACTAAGCGGCTTATTCGTATTGGTATTCGAACAGCACCTGGTGAAATTAGGTTTTTTACCTCAGTAGTTTGATAATATGGCGTCTAATGTTCAACGTGGTCCAACTCGTATGGATTCAAGCGACTGGATTAGAATAAAGCGACTTAACGGAGCTATAGGAAATATGATTTATGTATCTTCTCCAGTGTCTCCTTCACCTCGACAGTTCATGAATGTTGTAAACCCAAATCCCATCATTAACCCAGGAGTGGGGAGATATACCGAGTTTGGATTATCTAATATTCAGCGTCCCGCATCATCGTATACTGATTATGTTGCAGCAAATACTGCATCGTATGTTCTACAAACTCCAATAAATTCATGTGGAGAGAGTGGCGCAAAGGCTCTCACCGCCCATCTCATATGCAGATGTGCTCCCAGAGATATTATAAAGCACAATGGAGTGTGTGTAGTTTGCAGACACAGTTTAGTTTAGAATACTTAGACATTAAACTGCTAGACATATAATAGAGAAATGACAGGGGGATTAATGCAACTGGTGAATAAAGGAGCACAAGATATTCTTGTGACAGGAAATCCATCCTTTACTCATTTTAAATCTGTGTATAAACGCCATACCGAATTTGCAATGGAGCATTTTAGGTTATTTTTTAAGACTACAAATCTAAGTCTTCCGCCATCGGGAAGCTTAACATTACGAGCAAAAGTAGAACGATACGCCCAACTTTTACATGACTGTTACTTAAGTATAACACTTCCTGATATATATTCGCCTGTTATTGCTACAAGTACTCCTGTGCAAAACTTGAATCCAAGCTCTAATGCGATAGGATATGAGTTTCAGTGGATTCATAATATTGGTTACAATATGATTAACTATGTTTCGATAAATATTAATGGAAGTGAAATTGTTAGACATACAGGTGAATGGATGAAAATATATGCAAACCTAAAATTCGATGCTAATAAAAAAGCATTACTTGAGCAACTTGTTGGAAATATTCCTGAACTTTATGACCCAGCAAATGCATTTGACCGCTTAAGTCAATATCCGCATGCTATAACAACAAATACAAATATAGCAGCTCCTTCAATTAACGGAAGAGTATTGACAATTCCATTACACTTTTGGTTTTGTGAAACTGTTGGTAAGGCATTGCCACTCATAGCCATGCAGTATTCTGAAGTTGAAATTATAGTTGACCTAAAAAACATGTTTCAGCTGTATACAGTTATTGACGTAAATTCATCAAGTTCTACGTATGGACAACGTGTTGCGCCTAGCAGTAGTATGACACCATTTCTGTCTCCGCCATTATCAGTATCTCAATTACCTAGTAATCCAAGTCTGATAACTTGGAATTTAAATCCATTTGTGGAATGTAATTATATCTTTGTTTCTGATGCTGAAATGGCACATATTGCATCATCTGACCATTCGTATGTTATTAATCAGGTTGACGTAAGAGAAGGTTTAGGACACTATGGGCCTTCAAATGATTTGGAATTAAACCTAAGAAATCTATGTACTCGTATAGCATGGGTATGCCAAAGAAATGACAGATTTCTTGTCAACGATTTTGACAACTATACAAACTGGGAAAATCCATATGAGCCGCCAATAGGAGGTCCATTACCATTTGTATCCCTATACTATACATCTGGAATCGCGCAACAATCTGGAATTACTGCGAGAGATATATTATTAGAATCTGCAATTATTATTGATGGTAAAGAGCGATTTAATTATAAACAGACCGAATTTTTCAAATATATTCAAAATTATAGACACGAGACTGGTAGAACGATTACAGATTTACCAGGTATATATACTTACTCTTTTGCACTTGAAAATGATAAGGAACAGCCGTCGGGGCATATTAATGGTTCGCAATTTAACAAAACAATATTAAGAAATACATTTGTACAACCTCCATTGTTAAGTGGAACATTAAATCCATCTGGTACTGCATTATGCGTATTAAAGTCAACCGCAAATCTTCCAAATCCAACAATTGTAAATCCTATAGATTATGCAAATAATTCTGACCTAATCGTTACGATTTATAGAAAAACTGCAAATAATACTTTGATATATGCTTATAATGTTCGTGCATTTGTAGAATCGTACAACTTTCTACGAGTTATTGGAGGCATCGCAAATGTCGTGTTTTCTTCATAATAAGGATGAGTGGAATAATAGTTACCAATGCTACATATGGTACAAGCTCAACGTCAATTGATGTAACAAGTACGGTTTCTGCTTCTATAAAGGATGGTGTTTTGAGTATACCAAGTGTATCACCGACATCCTTAAATATAACAGACCCAGCGGTTGGTCAAGCAAAGACGCTACATCTATCTTACACAATAAATGGTGGCGACAAACTTGTCACAGCTGTGCGAGATAATGAAAGTCTCTATATCAATGCTCCTCCTCAGAGAAGTGCGAGCGGTCTTCAAATTACAAAGGCCGAGTATGGTGTAGATGGTAATTATACGGATGTAACAAATGTAGTTCAGGACATGATAAAGAATGGACATATTGATGTAAAAATTGGATTCAAAGAACTGGGATTACCTGACCCCAACCCTAGTAAGAAAAAGCAGTTTGAAGTAGAGTACACTATTAATGGAGCCAAAAATACGAAAACTTTAAGTGATGGAGATAGATTTAAGCAGAGTGCTCCTGCCGTTGATGCGCCATCAAATACAAAACCTACTGAAAATGTTGGGTCTTTTTTTGGAATCGTATTTAAAAGTGTTTCCTACTTTTTTGGAATGTTTCTGTATACACTTTCAATTTTTACCGGAATAGAATATGGTAATCAATTTGGGTCTCCTATGTTATGGGGTGCTGTAGCATTTTTCATACCATTTTTCTCATTCTGGGGGCTTCCTATTATAACATTTTGGATACGTATTTTTAGCTCTGCAGATTTTATACAATAGTTTAAACATTTGTTACGTATAATAGGTAATGGACATTCCAGACAATGTTATTAAACACTGGCAAGATATTTGGAGAACACTATGTGATATGGCATATAATCGCAAAAATATCGTACCCAAACTTTGGATAGAAATATCTAATTATGATAAACTTTTATACTATAAAAATAATTCTAGAAATTTTGATGAAATTACATTTGATTATATTTGGAAACAAATAAGCTCAACAGTTAATCCCGACGGCACATATTTAGAACCGAGTGTAGTTACTGAGCTAGAAGCAATTTATATTCCCCGTATTATATTTCAATCACCTGGAGTTTCTCGATTTTTTAGCCATTCATTTCCGAATTGTACAATTCTTTTTTGGGAATATGATATGTAAAAATTGCCTTTCGGCTTTTGTATTTACTTATTCATCTTCTTAAACTTACCGACACCAATGAAGCCCGCGAAAACGTCACCCGTATCGCGCGCCTCATAAACGCGACCAGTCTTCTCGCCTACGACATACTTAACTGAGTCAAATGTCACCTCATCAAAGTCCTCGTCATCGTCCGCCTCAGGACCCTTCACAAAGCGGCCATAATCCGCATCCCAGAATGTTCCGGGCGGGTCAACAGGTGCGGTCATTTCGATACTCTGAAGCTCATTCAGCGTAATATCGATAATCATAGCATTGGGCACCATTTTCACAGTCTCCTCAGACTCAGCATCAGACTCATCCGCATTAACATCATCCTCCTTAACAGGAATCTTGAGCTTAGCGAAAGTTCGCATGTGGTCAGACAGACTCCCATTGCGGAAATCATCGTCAGCAAGGTCTTCGACATACTGCTGAAACTCTTTCTTCACTGCAGCGGTCATCTCATCAGCAGAGTACCCCAGAGCCGTCTTGAGCTGAGCAGCGATAACAGGAGAGAAACGCTTAATACGCTTCTCCTTCTCAGCAGGCTTCACAACCTCCACCTTCTTAGGCTCAGGCTTTTTTGCCTCGACCTTAGGTGCCTTCTCGAGAATCTTAGCGAGCTTTTTTTGCTCCTTCTCAATCTTCTCGCGCTGCTTATCAGCATCCTTCACCTTTCCATCAGTTAGCTTCTTCTCCCAGAGCTCGATGTTCTTACGACATGCGGCAATTTTATCAGCCGAGTCAGAAGCCATAGACTCAGTAGGAGCCTCGGATGCATCATCCGCCGTAGGTTCCCCCTTCTTTGCTGGCGCCTTCTTAGGCGCTGGCTTCTCGACCACCTTGAGAATCTCCCCAACATGGTCGGTATCCGTCTCCCAGCGTGCAAACTCGAATGCCTCGTCTGCATCAAATCCGTAATTATCTGCCAGAGCAGACACCAAATTATAAAGTTGCGTTTCCATTTGCTTGCTTGAAATCATTGTTGACATCTTGTGTTTATTGTGGCTATAGCATACTTCTTGAATTAAATAAATCCGTTTTCAAGGAAGCCTTCTTAAAGAATATACGTTTTAGGTATTTCAGTTTTTCATCCCAGATTTGTTGCTTAGCAAGATTATTGAGATATTCCATTTCACATTTTTCATGTATTTCACGAATAGTATAAACAGGTTTCTCGTTCGGAAATAAAGTGCGTGTGTGTGCACCTTTTTCATAAATCTGAATTGCTGGAAGACGAGTAATAAACTCACAGTCCTCATAATATCTTTTTGGGTCATAATTACGAATTTGAACATCAATTTTTAGAGAATTGCAAAGCTCTTGAATCTTACGAAAGATTGGGTCATTTTCATGTTCGGTTTTGTCAACAACAAAATCAACACGTATTTGATACATTCTACTTTCTTAGTTGTGGCGGATTGGATTTACTATATTTTACGAATCCATTTTAATCAAAAAACATAATCCATCCTTTTCAGGTTCCAAGCATGTATGGTATCGCCGGATTTAGTTTTTCTTTTTTTGTATTTTATTTTATTTTTTTTTAGATTTTCTATTTAGTCAATATGAATATTTAGCCACGTGTCATTATCAATGAATTCCACGTTGCTCGCAAGAAGGCTGCGAACAAGAAGCGCACGATTCGTGCGAGTCATTCCAGTCACATCGTATGCGTTATCCGCACGTGCCTCTAGTCCACGCTCGTAGAAGTTGTCCCACAGCTCAGCCTCCGTGTTGCACGGTAGACTCTTGTGGTAGACTTCGAGATGGCGCAGGTCACGGTGGTCATACTTGCAGCCACCCTCTTCGGGTGACTTGCAGCTACGCGGGTCTGTGACCTGGCAGCGGCATCCGCGAGTCTTTCCACGAGATGCGACCCACTTGTCAAAGTGCTCGCATCGCTCATGGCGAAACGGGCAGTTCTGCCAGATGCACGCGTTACCATGCTTGCACCAGCGAGGCTGGCGCATTTCCTGCTTGGGCAGACCTACTGTCTCCCATTCTCCAGAAGAGCAGATGCTCTCCTCATACTCAATAGTCGAAACTGTTGAGAAATCATCGCTAAAGAAGTCGCCCCATGTCACACCCTCAGGGATGACAGAAGCGCGTAAAAGGTCAATCATCTCTTGAGTGACAGACATTTCGAAAGCTTATAGGTATGAATTAAAGCTTGTAGTAAGAATTATACCTACAACTAACTCTTTGACACTTCATCAATCCGTTTTTTAGGGTTCAATCATTCTTCTTCTGAGTAATCACAGGCTTTTTCTCCTTTTTGCCGAGACCAAATACCTTCTTAAAGTCATCCATATTCTGTGTTCCCATCGAAAGATTGCATCCAGCGCAGATAGGGCGAAGGTTCGTGATATCTAGCGTACCACCATTTGCCTCTGCAAGAACATGGCCACAATGGAAGTCCGTGTTCTTGATAGGTGTTTTTTCACAGCAAGTACACATCGAAGTCGCGATATCATGACCAATATGGTTATTCCAAACTAGTTCCTTAATCTTCTTAGGAATAGATTTCTTCTTTTTAGTCTTCTCTGAATCCGAGTCACTCTTCTTACCATCATCATCAGAATCATCCTTTGCCTCAATCTTCGCAGAAGATTTCTTAAGCTTTGCTTCTTCCTTATCAATAGACTTTAGAGTTTCCTCAAATGTCTTCTTCTTAGGTGAAATCTCGGACATCTTGTCATCAAATACCTTCTGTATCTTTGCCTCCTCCTTTTCAATTGCCCTCAGCTGCTCTTGAAATGCGTTTTTCTTTGAGAGAATATCAGACATTTTATCATCGTAAGTCTTCTTTGCCTTTGCCTCGTCCTTCTCGATAGACTTCAACAAGTCCTCAAAAGTCTTTCTCTTGTCATCCATTTGCTGTAGCTTGTTATTATTCGACATGTTGTGGCTATTCCTTTCATATTCTGCCACTCTTTAATCCATTTTTCAAGCCTGCGTTATGTGTATTTTTTAACTATAATACGAATTAACAAATGACAGATACGGAGTTTGCAAAGACTCATTTACGCGACCATTTAAGTTCACTTATTGTTGCGCCTGTCGCTGAAGGATTTTGGAGCATTCAAAAGTCCGCAAGAGAGCTATGTGAGCGTAATAACCAAAATGACCAGATTCTTCGTACGTTTCAAAATCTTCTTACAAAGATTCCAGAGTGGTCGGATTCTACACTCGCTACAGAAGTAGAACGTATTGAAAAGGTTACTAAGTGCGATTACTTAGATGACTTAATTATGGGTGTTTTTATCTCATACATGAAGTCATTTGCGTCATTACATTACCAGGGCTCTTCAAAAGAAGTCGAAATTGATTTTGATAGACCATCTCTTGCTAAGTTTGTTCATGAACTATACATACATTCTGCCCGTAAGTTATGGCAAACCGCATACTTGGTTAACACTGAAGTGACATCGGAGGCACAGGCTCGTAATAGACAAGAAATTGAAAAAATCATTGGGCAATGCCTTGAGCAGGTAATTCGCTCTTTTCTTCCTTGGCAGGCGATTACGAAGAAGTATTTTCATAATAGTGAGCCTGAACCGGAGTTTGTTAAACCGGTTGAAGAAGAGAAGAAGAATGTCACATTTGGCGAAGATGAAAATAACGACGAGGAGTCAGAAGAAGAGGAAGTCAAAGAAAAGCTTATTATTTCAGAAGAAGACGCAAGCCTCGATGTTGCCGAAGAAGTAGAAGTTGACGAAATGGCAGAACTTGAAAAGAAAGCTTCTGAGACCCTCGTTCTAAATCTGTAGAGAATTACGAAAAAAGATAACAAATGATGATTCTAGTAGCTTCTGTAGCTGTCGCATTAGTTGCTTTTATTGCATATGCGCTTGACCGAAAGTCAAAAAGTGAGCCAATTGTGTGGGAGACAGCTGCAAAAGTTTCTTTATTTGGAGGTCTTGTAACATCGGGTGTAGTATTCGCTACTGGACCTGAGGTAATGACAGATGCAGTAAAGGTTGTTACGGACAATGTTCCAAGTGTAGCTGCTGTTCAAGATATGTTCGTTGGGCTTCCGACATTCTAGTCAATCATAGTTACTGGATTATTTCCAGTGCTTTCAACACCATAAACTTCTTTTAACGAAGCAATTTCCTTTCTTGGAACTGCATTATCTTTACAAAAGCGAGCTATTGCCTTGTAAAGATGAAATCCATGAAATCTATCGTGCTTCTCATTTATTTTTCCAAAAAGAATCGAGTTGCCATCTTCAAGAGTTAGCCACTTTTTAAAGAGTTTAAAAAGCAGATTATTTGGTTCTGGTTCAGGAAAGATATCCCAATATAATGATGTTGCAAGGCGTACAAGGTCAAATGATGCAGATGGTTTTATTTCTGGATATTTCGAAACATAGTAATCTGCATAATTATACTGTCCACCAGCTTCTTCTTCTAAACAAAAGTGGTCACTAATAAATAGCTTTGGCTCCTTCATCCCTGTAATTTTTACCGATGCAATACCTCTTTCAAAATCAATAATCTTAATTGTATATCCATATGTTGGAACACGGTATAAAACTCCTCCACAATTGTAATAATAAAATTCAGTAGTTGTTGATACATACATAACATTATTCGCATGAAGGTCATTATGCGTCATGCCAAAATTTCGTTGAGCATATGCCAGTGCGAATGTAACTTGAGAAATCCATGCAAGGTGTTTTTCACTTTCAGGATTCAACATCATTAGTTGATATAACGTGCCTTCACATTTTTCCATAATAGTTATTTGAACGGGAACATCCTTAAATGTAGCCCATGCAAATGGCTCATAGCTTTCATCGTCCTCATCTGAATCATCGGAATCTTCCTCCTTACAGCTACACGAACGTACACCAAAAATATAAGATGTTGATACGGAAGATGAATCGGAACTATCATCGTCCATTTCTGCATCCTCCTGAATCACTCTTGTCATATCTGCCATCTCAGCGTCTACTGTATCAACAGTTAGTTCCTGAACTTCACCTAAGTCGGCAGTTTCGCCGAGCTGAATTGCAACTCTTGTTGTGCGAGTATGTTTAAAATCAGAAGTATCTTGAATCTCATCTGATAGTTTTATATCAAACATTTTTCCGATATTTTGAGAAAACCAAGGACGGTCACAGAGTTCACCATAGTCATCTGAAATATCAATAGTATGTTTCTTAGTAGTGCCCGTAAACACACCATATACTTTGGGAAAATGTTGACATCCTGACTGTGAAAGAACACTACTTATTATAGCGCCAACATATGCGGCATTATTTGGATTTTGTATTTTTTCCATAGCAGACGATGCTTGTTCAGAAGAAGATGGAAGACCTAAAGTAGCACCGTATTCACCACGCATCCACTTATATGGAGATACTAACATAGTGGTCTTTCTGTGAATATCTACAATAGCTCCACTCGCAGTTCTAATTTTTGACTCTTCAAGTATGGAAGAAATCTCATCTGTAAATTTAATTCCATACATGTGTAGAGATTCCAAATGTGAAGATTTAAAAAGCTTCTCAATAGGGGGAAAATAAGGTTGAATATTTTGAATATTCCAATGAGCCAAGGAAGACTCTAAACATGCATACTTATGAATCGTTAGTGGAATCGGAGAATGTCTGAGTTCGCCATTCGATGTCTGTTTACGCTTTGCCATATTATAGAAATGTGTTAAAGCATAATCAAAAAGTTCACGCAGTATATTAAGATGAACTTCAATATTCGGAAGTTTAATATTGATATGATACGAGAACGTTGTGCGCTAGATTCTAGAAAAGCACCTATGATTGTACTAATTGGTAAACGTGACACTGGTAAGTCTTTTCTAGTAAAAGATATTTTGGCCAATACAAGAGATTGCTTTCCGATTGGAACAGTAATCTCTGGTTCTGAAGTAGCAAGCCCTTTCTTTCAGGACATGGTCCCTGCAAAGTTGATTCATGAAAGATACAATTCAACTATAGTTAGTGGGGCGATTAAAAGACAGATGGCTGTTAAACAGTCTCGTAATCAGGAAAATAGAAGAGGTGGTAATTCAAGTGTTGACCCTCGCGCATTTCTTATTCTAGATGACTGTTTGTATGATAAAACATGGATGAATGAGGAGTCTACTAGATACGTTTTTATGAATGGTCGTCACATTGATTTAACTACACTCATTACTATGCAATACCCGCTAGGTGTGCCTCCCAATTTAAGAACAAATATTGATTTTGTGTTTATTCTTCGCGAAAACGTTATTGGAAATCGTAAACGTATATACGATAATTATGCAGGTATGTTTCCTACATTTACAATGTTTTGCCAGTTCATGGACCAATGCACAGAGAACTATGAATGCCTAGTCGTCTGTAATGGGATTCAATCAAATAAATTAGAGGACCAAGTATTTTGGTATAAGGCCCAGGAGCATCCACCATTTAAGTTATGCGATGACTCACTCTGGGCAGACAATAGACCATTTACGAGTGCACTATTATCGGGGGAAGCATATGACCCAGAAAAGATAAAACGCAAGTCTAATGACCCATGGGTAAAAGTTAAGAAGATTGGAGATAAGGCTTAGTGCTTGCGAGTTCTACGAGCTTTCTTACTCTTTCTAGATTTATGAGTCTTACGTTTACCCCCTCCCATTCGCGTCATCATGTCCGATAAATCATCAATATCAGTTGATGTGCTTACATTCTTAAATAAATCAGCAAGTTCATCCATTTCTGCAGCTGTACTTGCCTTCTTCTTTTTTGCTTCAATCCGAGCTAAAGCTGCCATCTTTTTAGCTTCAAGCTTAGCGGCATAGTCTGCTCCGCGTTCGGTAACTTTACGAATACGAGGTGTTCTATTCATATCCATTAGTTTATTAATAAGTTTTTATTCATCTCGAATAGCTCCCTCTGAAGGATGAAGAGGAGTGTCAAACTGAGACTGAAGGTCCTGAATCGTAGCTAGGCCAGACTCCTCCTTAGCAGCATCTTCGAGACTCTTTTGTCTGCGTTCAGCATTCTCCTTCTTTTGCTTCTCAATCTTTTGTTGCTTTTCCTCGTCAAAGAAGATATCTCGGTTTACCTCATTCTCCTTGTACTTACGCATCAGCTCATTCAGCTCCTTTTCAGCATACTCAACCTCAGGCATCATATGCTCAGAAGGGTCCCAAGGTAGCCAACATCCAACCTTACCAATATAAAGATTATCACGAGGATACTTACGCTGTAGAACCTTCGCGTATTGCTGGCACTCTTCAAGATTCGCAAAAACACGGCGAACCTTCACTCCACGAACATTCGTACGAAACTTAACCTTCTCACTGAACTCTGTCTCAAGTTCCTTCTCCTTCTTTAGAAGAAATACTTGGTACTGTTCGTGAATATCAGTCTTCTTGACTTCTTCATTGTGAACCTTTACAAACTCCTGCATATCCCCCATTAGGTCGTCCACTTTAATAGTGTACTTCTTTGAAAGGAATACCATGAAGTGCTCCATACCCTTAATCTTCCAATCGTAGTCCAACCACTCTACAAACTTCTCATTATAGAACTCATCCTTCTGCTTAATCGTCTTTTCGGGCGAAAGAAATGAGATAATTGAATATCGCTGAGTAGGAATCTCAGAGTCCTCCTCGAGATAATCAATTACCTCTCCGTCATCGTCAGTTGTAGGTAGTACTTCGCGAGGCATTTGTTTATTAGTGGAGTCGTCTGTGAAAACCCGTTATTTAACGCAGAATCTACCTTAAAACGGATTCATCTTCTACAATAGATAAGAAACCTAAGCCGGAGAAATGACAACTAAGTATACTATCGGTATTTTTGGAGATGGTGGTGTTGGAAAGACAGCATTTGTAAGAGCACTCAAACAAAAGAAGTTTAACCCGCAATATCTACCAACAAGTTGGTATGAAGTACATTCAATTGATAAAACCAAGAATGTAAGAGATTACGCAGGACAAGACAAATATAGACTACTACCACAAGATATGAGTAACGTTACATCTGCGATTCTGATGTATGATGTAACTAATCCTATAACCTATAAAAATCTAGAATACTGGTATAATCTTGTAAAGACACAATGTGGAGATATTCCAATGATTCTACTTGGAAACAAAGTGGATATTAAAGACAGAAGAGTTTTCAAGAATATGATAGAATTTCATAAAAATAACAATCTTCCCTATTATGAAATCTCAACAAAGACAGGATTTAATATGGATAAAATGATTGAAAAAATTAACAACTAAACATGAGTATTGGGCTTACACTCGCCAATTCCTTTTGTTTGTTGCATCATGATGGGGGCTGGACAGTTCTTACAAGGACACTTTTTATGGTCATATCCTAATATGTGCCCAATTTCATGACTAACCATATACTGCCTATAATCTTGAAGAGATAGCTTACTGGCTGAAGCTCCGTGAAACCATCTATCTGCGTTCAAATACATAAATCTCCCACCGAGTTCAGCGCATGAAAGATTTTCGGATGAACCACAAATCTTTTTAACTGTACTTGCCATGCATAAACGTATGAGAACTTGTTCTTCGCTATCAACCGGCTCAAAAAAATATCCGTGTTTAGCCCAACCATTTGGGTCATTAAGATATGCTCCAATGGAGTAACTAATTTGTATAGGAATACTAATTCTATAATTCTTGATGACTTCATCATCAATCAAAAACTTATACTGAACATGCTTCATTTGAATAATTATCTAAAGTCTTGTATAAAATGCCTGAAGCCAAACAAGCAGTAGCCCCCGGTATTGATTTTGGTGATTTACTTAGCCGTCTCGTCAAGTATGCTCTTGAGGGCCTTGTCGTAGCAATTGCTGCGTTCTGGCTTCCTAAATTCATGGGTGGTCGCTCACTACCTCTTTCACAGATTGGAATGATTGGTATGGTTGCGCTTGCAACATTTGCCATCCTTGACGTATATGCCCCTTCCGTTGGCGCTTCAGCACGCACTGGCGCTGGATTCGGTATTGGCGCCCACCTCGTGGGATTTCCTTAAATACGCTCCATAATTGAATCCATAATGATTTGAATATAATTGCGTGGAATATCTCCATAAGTAAATACAGCACCGCGAGCTCCTCGGTCTTCTGGTTCTGTATACTCATCAATAATAATCTCAATGTGAGCAGAACGTTCATAATTCACAGCTCGAACTCGAAGAGTCCAAATATTGTCTCCTAGGTGACGAAGTTTATATGTGAAACCTAGATTTTGAAGAATGTTATTGCGAATATCATCAATTATTGATGGCATGTCTACATGTTGTTGAGTCTCAGTTTCTAGCATTTTTCGCAATGACCCTTACGAAGTTACAAATAAATCCATTTTTAATATAACTCAGTCTAAAACGAATATAAGTATACTTATGGTAGACCAAATGCAAAAATGTACCGATATAATGGAAAATGGTATAAAGTTCAACCCAAGCCATATGAGCCCGAGCGGCAAACTGTTAAAGTTGCATGGTCTCAAATTCGAGAACCAACCCTAACAAAAGAAGATGTATATAGACGCTTCTTTGAAACGCAGCGAGAAGATGCGCGAATTTTATATCCTTCGTTTCGTAAAGATGCTGACTGAGCTTATTGTTTCTGCAATTGTTGTAATTAGTTTTATAGGAATTTATTACCTAGTAACTGGAACTCCTCCAGGAGCTCGTGTTATAGAGCAGACACCTCCAACTGGAGAATTAGATACAAACCAGGCTAATTTCATGTTTTTCTATGCAACGTGGTGTCCTCATTGTAAAACTGCGCAACAACCGTGGCATTCTATGAAACAGCTAGTAAAAAACTCCGGTTACACATATGGCGGAAAGACAATTTCGTTTGAAGAAGTGAATGCAGAAACTGATAAGGGTAAAGCTGCACTTTATGACATTAAAGGATATCCGACATTCAAAGTACAAACATCAAATAAACTATTTGAGATGGTTGGTAAGCCCACCGCTGGAAACTTCAGGGAATTCCTTAAGAAGGCCCTTGGAGATGAGAAACCCTCGCATTGATTCTTCCGAAACTCGTAAAATATCTGCCACATTAAAATCATTTAAGTCAGATTCTGCTAGTAAATTTGGATATATAAGGTCTAACGTTGTATCATTTTTGCACAGTTTAACTCCCGAATTTACACTCATATTATAGACTTCACGAATATATGTCAAGATAGACATATCACTAAGTGACTTTGGTGTAATTTTTCCACATGCATGTGTTTTAAGAGAAATAACAAATGCATCTTTTTCAAGAGCTCCGATATACGGTAAGAATGCATCACCGTCAATATAAAGTTGCCCGTATAATTCCTGAGGTCTGTATACGAAAGGTAGTGCACATGAGCAACGTAGGGCATCAACAATAGTTACATCTCCAGTAAATATTGTTGGAACACCTTTTGTGATATTTGAAGAAATGATGTAAAGTGGCATTTTTGCATCTCTAATTTTAAGAGTTTGAATGTCAAGCCCAGAAAGCTTAAAAACTGATGATATCTTTTCATGAAATACATCCATAGTAAAAGTTCCCTTTTCTGGAAATCCAGTTTGTAGAGTTTCAAATGTAAGTGATGGTACCAAACTACTTAGGGCAAGAACATCTTTTTTGTCATCCATAAATTTGTCTCCAAACGGTATTTCAAACGCAACGAATACTGCTATTATAGCCCCAATTGATGTGCCATAGACTCCATTTGGAAAGTATAGTTTTTGATACTTTGCTAATTCTCGTAAGGCACCTATATGTAAAATACCTTTAGCACCTCCACCTCCTAAAGCTAGTTTTTTGAACGGCAGAGACATTCTTGGTATGTAGTAAGTAACAATGCTGAAAGCCCGTGAAGTATGGAATGAACAAGAAGGTAGAAGATTAAATCGTATGGCTGCAATGATGCCAGTTATGACACAAATTCAGGCAAAAATAAAACAGCAAGCTGTTCATAATACCAATGCTCCCTATATAGTTTATGAAGTTCCGACCTTTGTCTTTGGATATCCTCTTTATAAGCTGTCGGAAGCACTTGAATTTTTAGTAAAAGAGTATATGACAGCTGGATATTGGGTATGGATTGTAGAAAACAAATATCTTCTTATTTCTTGGATTAAGCCAATCAAAACAAGAGAACTTGGAAAACCTATTTTGGCTACAAATTATCGTCCTCAGGTATATGACCCATCAGCAATAGCATTTATGGCAAGAGATACTATGGAGTAGTAAATAATGAAAATAACAAGTTTTCTTAGCATAACCACAGATGCTGTTATTTTAGCAATTGCATACACGCTAATTGGAATCATAACATCATTTGTTCTTTACTATTTGTTTGATACATTTGACGACAAATGGAAAAAACGTAGCCCGGTTTATCAGCTAACAGATATTACACTAGAAATATCTATCCTAGCAAGTGTTTCATTTTGGTCGTCTGTAATTATCGCATATTTAAGACCAATTTTACCAGTTTCTAAATTCTTTGAATCAATGATAGATAATTACGCATCATCAACCTTCTTTTTGTTTGCTATTTTTATATTTATGGACGAACTAACATTAAAATTAAAGCATATAAATCATGTTCATTTAGAACCTATTTTTGATGAGATATTCCCCAAATATGGTTCAATAGTTGATATGTCATTGAGCTATAAAAAGAAGTATGATTAAATATAATGCTGTTCCTTTCTTTGAACGTAGGAATTCTTGCAATATTTTACACTGTCTTAGGAGGTCTTCTTTCATATGGCATGCATCATTTATTTGATGAATTTGACGATGGGTGGAAGTCTAAAAGTATACCGTATCAACTATTTGATGTTTCTATAGAACTTGTTCTTATCGGATTAATTGCATTTTGGACTATATTTTTCATCAAGGATGCGCCACCTGTGTTTCCTGTTAGCAAAGAAATGGATTCATTTGTAGACTCATATGTGTCTGGAATATTTTTCTCATTTTCGCTATTTCTCTTTTTTGGTGATTTAGAATCTAAGATTAAATATTTATATGAAAAAGCAGTTGACCCGGTGGTAAAAAAGAATTTTCCCACAAAAGGTTCAATTTTAGATGGAAGTTTAACATTTGAATCACGTAAAACGGACAAAATTAAAATCACATACTGAACACATCAAAATGGAGTGCAAGCACACTCTCGTAATTGATGAAGGACAGCAAGTATGTACAACATGTGGAAGTATTCTAGACCAAGTAATTGACGAAGGCGCTGAGTGGCGTAACTATGAAGATTCAAAGGGTGAAGACCAATGCAGAACAGGATTTGTAACTTCTGATCTGCTTCCAGAATCATCATACGGTTCTATCATTTCATATAAAGGTGCAAATTCTTCAAATATGAAAGCTCTTCAACGTCTTTCTTGTTGGTCTTTATCATCTAATTCTCAACGTTCATGGATGGGAATATTTGATGCTATTAATTTGAGCTGTACTCACGCAGGATTACCTAAAGCAATTATTATGGATGCATGTGGAATGTACAAGGCACTTGAAGATGCGCAAAAAGTTAGAGGTGAGACCAGAAGAGCATTAATGGGAGCTGCAATCTTTGTTGCATGTCGCAATAATGGTGTTCCTCGTTCGTATGAAGAAATTTCAAAAATAATGGTTGTAAATATTCGGTCACTTTGTAAAGCTGTAACACACTTCTCACCTTCGGACAATACTGTTCTTCAAACCGAACTTGGTATTGCAGAACGTCTCTGTGCAACTTTATCATTAAATGATGAACAACGTGGAAAAATTATGGACTTACTATATGAAATTTCTACAAAGTCAGAAGATGATTTTGAACATACACCAAAGACTATTGTAGCGGGAGTTGTTGCTCATGTAATGGGATTGCGAACTAAAGTGCAGATGAAAATAGTTTCAGAGGCATCGGGAGTTTCCGCATTATCTATTCATAAAATAGTGGGAAAAATTTAGATATAGGTATTGCCTCCTAGCTCAAAAATACGATTTGATAACACATTAATTGCATCTTGGATTGTTTGTGGAGTTTTTTTCCAAACATTTGTAGACGATACTCCAATACCATATCCTGTGAATTGACCAGAAATACCACTATTTGACCAAGACAGACCATCGGAAGAGGTTAATATAGTACTTAAGCCCGAAGTATTAAATCCGACTGATATAAACTTTGTTCCATTCCAGCAAACTCCATTTGCTATTATGGTAAATCCACCCGTTCCAACAGTCCAGTTCATACCGTCATATGAATATAACATAGTGCGTCCAGAACCTATACTATCTGCGCCAACAGCTACAAACAAAGTCCCATTCCAGCAAACAGAATTTACAACATATGTAAATCCACCAGTTGTAGGCGCCCATATTATACCATCTGTTGAGTATACGATAGTATTTCCTAAAAAGCTACCATTTGTTCCAACAGCTACAAATATTGCGCCATTCCAGCAAACTCCATAGCCTTGACTAGGAATTCCAGTTCCACCTCCAGGATTCCATGTAATCCCATCCGATGAATATATAATAGCAGTCCCACTTGAACTTGAGCCAACAGCTACGAAGATTCTTCCATTCCAACAAAGTCCACGTCCATTAATATCAAATGCCCCTGTCACGGAAGGTGTTATCCAATTAATACCATCAATAGAACTTACAAAAATGGGACCAGGTGATTCACCAATCGCCAACCAATAAAAACCATTCCATACAATTGCATTTGTTCGAGCTGAAAACGTCCCAGATGCTGCATTCCAGGTATTTCCATCATATGAGTAAATAATACTTGGAGCCCCTGTAGTAGATATACCACCTGCAACCCACATCGAACCATTCCAAGTGGAAGTATTAATAACTGATAAACTTACACCTGTCACTGTAGCCCAGTTTAATCCATCTGTAGATGTAAGCATAGCTGGGCTATTACCTCCAGCTATAGTTTGAGTTACAAGATTAAGTGGATTTGGCCCTACACTTCCACCTCCATGGGCCCAATATGAGCCAGTAGGACCAATAACATCTCCGGTTATCCGTATATTATCTACATTTAGCAAATCAATCTTTGCATCATATCCTCCAGTTGTATTCGTAATAAGTTTAGGAGATAAAACATGCTTTAAAATGTTAGCTGAAAATGAATCAGAACTCGCCATTTACTATTATCTTATAGAATGAGTCAACAGTTTAATACCTTTTCTCCGAGTATTCATATGGAGCCTCTATTTGATGATTCAAGCACAACACTCGGTGGTCGTTATACATTGTTCCCTATTTCTCCACAAGAGCAAGACTTATACGGAATGTATAAGAAAGCGGTAGCAAGTTTCTGGACTGTGGAAGAAATTGATTTTAGCAGAGACCGAGATGATTGGGAAAAGCTAAATGAAAAGGAGCAGTATTTTATCAAACATATCCTGGCTTTCTTCGCCGGTTCGGATGGAATTGTTCAAGAAAATCTAGCTTCTCGATTTCAAAGAGAAATTCAATCGCCTGTAGCACGTCTATTTTATGGCATTCAGAATGCAATGGAGGGTATCCATTCTGAAACATATTCTCTTCTCATTGACCAGTATGTGAAAGATAAAGACGAACAAATTACATACTTTCGCGCAATTGATACGATTCCTTGTATTCAGAAGAAAGCTCTTTGGGCAAAAAATTGGATTGAATCTTCTAAAGATTATGCTACTAGACTTGTAGCATTTGCCTGTGTTGAAGGCATCTTCTTCAGTGGGTCTTTCTGTGCTATTTATTGGGTCAAAAAGCGCGGACTCCTTCCCGGACTTACATTTTCAAATGAGTTAATTTCAAGAGATGAAGGACTTCATACCGAGTTTGCAATTGCGTTATACCACAAGTTGCAAAATAAGCTAACGAATGAACAGATTTCAACAATTATTTGTGAAGCGGTAGACATAGAAACTGAATTTATTTGTAACGCTCTTTCATGCGCACTTATTGGTATGAACTCTCGCGATATGACACAATATATTCAATTTGTGGCAGATAGATTGGCCCAACAGCTTGGACTATCAAAAATTTATAAAGTTGCAAATCCATTTGATTTCATGGAACTTATATCATTAGAAGGAAAAACCAACTTCTTTGAGAAAAAGGTAAGTGAGTATTCTAAGCCAGGAGTCGGAATGAACGCTTCCGATATGACCGTGCGATTTGACGATGAGTTTTAAAGCTACTTAGGTTAACTTTATGATAAAATTAAGTACCATATCTGTCGGTTACAGGACCCTTGTATGGTAAACGCATGAGATTTGAAATATCATGTTTAGGCACTAAACATAAATCATTGCACGTTCCTCCTACATTTCTTGTTGCAGATGGATCATACGAATTAAATGCAGTTAATGCTCGAAATTTAGTTTGCGTGGATGCAGCATTGCCAAACGAAATTGCGCGTAGTTTTAATCTTCGTGTATAATCCGAAGAGTCATTCACTTGCGGCATTTATACCTTAGCTACAAATTTAGAAAATTATAAACATATAATTAGATTTTTAACTGTTCATTCATCATAGCGTTACTTATTTATTTATTTTTTGGCTTCGTTACAGATGGCATAAATGTAGTTAAACTCTTACTGTTAGCTGCTGATAATTTTGGTTTAAAGACTGTTAGTCTATTAATGGATTTAGCGGTTGGACTAATAGCACTACCTTGAATAGCAAGGGCCTTTTTAAGCTGAGTAAACTGCGATGCGTCGGCTCCTGGCATTTTATATTTCATACGTTAAAAGAAAGAAGGTTTCTTTCAGACAAACTATCAAATGAATCTCACGCATGCGGCCATTGCAGTTTTATCTTCAATGATTTTTGTTTTATCCGGAATGATTGGATATGTCTATTGGCAACAAACTCGTATGCTCCAACACATTCAATCTCTTGCTCTTGCTTTAGCAACTCACGTAGAACAAGTTCTACAAATGAATCAGCTAGCTCCTGAACCAGAAGAGCAAGAAGAAGAGCAAGAAGAAGATGACCGTGTATCCGTAAAGGAACCTGTTGAAATTGTAGAAGGTCCCCCTACAGCCACGACGCCTGATGAAAATGATACTGACGACCTCCAGGACAAGACATCAACCCAGTTACGTGAACTTCTTAGTAAAAAAGGCATTCCTTTCGGAAAGCGTGACTCAAAGACCGTTCTTCTCCAGCTTTTAAAGGCAACCGCCTAATACTATAGAATGAAGTTAATATCATTTGATGTAGGATTACGTAATCTTGCCTATTGTATCCTGGAAGGAACCAACAGACAAGACCTTCGAATTACTGGTTGGGACCTAATTGATGTAATGGCGGAAATGGGTGGGCTAGATAAACCACTTTGTCATAAATGTAAAAAGCCAGCATGCTGGATTCAGAGAGAGACTTATGCGTGTACACGCCACAAGGGAGCCTCCGGATTAACATACCAAAAGACAAGCCTTATGAAGAAGACGAAAGAAGAGCTTCAGACTATGGGTTCTTCAGTGAATATAGTTGGGAAGACGAAGAAGGAACTTGTGGACAAACTCTATACTCATTTTTCAGGGAATGGGTGGAAACGTTGTGTAAAATCTGCCAAGCAGGGGTCGGTAGTAGACTTAGCACCGGCAATAGCAACCTCTTTACAGACACGGGCAACGCAGTGGGAACATTCAAATCTCATAGTTTTTGAACAACAGCCTGATAAGCGCATGTTATGTGTACAAGGAATGCTTCATATGTGGTTTGTTGCACATGGTTATCGTTGTAAGGGTGTTTCAGCTGTTCATAAACTGACAAACATAATTACTCTACAAGATTCTACAAAAACATATAAAGGACGCAAAAAAACTGGTATTGTTCATGCTGCGCAATTAGTTCCTACAGAAGAACTAAAAACATTTATGCTAAAACATCCGAAGAAAGACGATTTGGCAGATTGTTTTTTACAAGGATTATGGGTTTTGGAAAACTCAAAGTAGAACAAACCGATAAATTATACGATTATCCATATTAGTCACCTGTTTTGTCGTGAAGTTGATAAGATGCTTTGCAACTATTCCTGGCAGTGAACCGTTCTCAGTATTATGATATATCTTCAACTCGGACATATTTGCGTTGAATGCGTCACGTATACGACGTTGGTTCTCAGGAGAGTATACTGTAAATAAGAACTCATTATTTAGTTTGTATTGAAATGCAAATTCCATTTTGCCTATGACTATTCGCTCATTTTTGACTTAGGAAATCCATTTTCCATAAAACGGATTAGAGTTTTCTAAATCAAACACTATGCAAATGATTCCGGGAATTTTACAACTCAATTCAAAAACAAAGTATGGCATGTCAAGCCGAAATGTGCCATCTTATCTATTTAGACCATTGAACACAACTCTTGGAATGTGCATCGTTGGTTGCTCAAGAAAAGACGTATCCTCCAATGTTCTTGCTCTTATTAATGTAGAACATTGGGAGACAGAAGCTCTAACACGTGGAACATTAATTAAAATTTTGGGGAATTGTGGAGATAAAACAGCGGAAGAAGAGGCAATTTTATATCAATATATTACTCCAAATCGTAAAAAGTTAGTAATTACGGAACCTTCATTTGATTCACACCGTCTAGTTACGGGTTACACATTTAATGTAGACCCAATTGGGTGTGTTGATATTGATGACGCTATCACTATTGGAGATGATGGTTATATTTATATTGTCATTGCAGATGTTGCCTGTTGGATGAAGAAAAATCCAGAGTTATTCGCGAGAGCTTCTGCTTCTGGACAGACATTCTACAATAATGGTAGTATAGTTCTTCCATTACTTCCAATTCAAGAAGAGTGTTCTTTACTTCCTGGACGAAAGAGAAGAGGAATTGCGCTAAAATATTCTGAAACTGAAGTTTCATTTGAACGAGTTATGATTATAAATAATCAGTCATTCACATATGAAAATATTCACCTTTCCAAATACGGGTCTCTTTTACAAGAATTAGCATCTAAATTTGCAAAACGTGATATTGTTGATTCACATGAATGTATCGAACAAATTATGATATTCTATAACAGCGAAGTTGCTAAAGAATTAATACGAAAGAGAAAGGGGCTTCTTCGTAGTCAAAATGCTCCGGATATAAATAAATTGAATGAATATGCAAAAATTGGAATAGATATGAAATTTCTTGCAAATAAATCTGCATTTTACTGTGATGCAAGCCAACCTACTAAACATTGGGGACTTGATATTGAGTACTGTCATGCTACATCTCCTATTCGTCGCTTTGCAGATATTGTTAATCAACTTGTTCTTATGAATGAAGATGCGACAGTAGATATTGCGCAACTCAATATCTTATCAACAAATGCAAAAAAATACGAGCGTGATATATTCTTTCTAAATACAATCTTGAAACCTAATAGAACTGTAAACGGAATAGTTTTGACAGAAAGACGTATTTGGGTTCCTGAATGGAAACGAGTTATAACATGTGAAAACTTATTTAATACGGGAACACGTGGAAAACTCTATTATTCTGTAGATATGGATAAACCTACTTGGAAGAAGAGACTGGTATTTAGATTCGAAGATACAAACTATCTGGAATAACAAAGCTTCGAACAATACGTCCTTTCACTGCAGTCATTTTTTCTATCATTTCCACGTCTTTTGCAATAGTGCTAATATTGACCCATTCATCAATAATATTGGATAGTTTTAGCATAGCACGAACAAAGTTACCTTGTTCAATTCCAAGACGTTCGCAAACAAAATCATCACCACTCATCCATGCTTCTACTGCGTCATACCAATAACTAGTAAGATTCCAATATGATTCATCACTCTTAATAATCTCTTTCTCTGCAAATGTTTTTGCATAATTTTCAAGTTGTTTATGAAATTCACACTTAGTGATATACTCATCAATTCTTACATCCTCTAGAAACACTGACAGACATTTTACAATTTCTTCGGCGGAAGAATTATGAAGAAGTTTAGAGTTAAACGCGTGTGTCATAAGCAGCGGATGTGCTTCGTGAATTTCTGATGCCATAACTCCCATTTCACTAAGAGAATTCTTAGTTATAAATCCCATTTGCGATAATGTTTCATGTCTTTTTGCAATATCACAGTTAAAATCTTCAATCTTCTCCTTATATAGGTTTAGTGCATCAATTTCACGGACAATAGTATTGAAAGTCTTAAAGTTTTTCCATGCAGTCTCCCATCTGGGATGCATATGTGTGTTCTTCCATCTATCAATTTCGGCTTGAAATTTCTTTCGTTCGGCATTCACAGATAGTGAAAACTTCTCTTCAAGATTCGCACGAATTTTAAGGTCACTTAACATAGCTTCATCATTGTGTACAAGACGAGACTTCTGAATGTCAATTTTTTGTTGAACTTCCATCGCAATTTCTCGCATTTCAGACGCCCAATAAGAATCATTAATAACGTCCTTTCCAGATTGCAATATCGATAAAATATACGAATAGTGAAAGTCCATCTTAGAAGACAATTCGGCTTTTTTACCTAGCATCATCTGCTCTACGGTAACAGGACTTTCAGGGTCACGCATAGGAAGATAAATAACAATTCCCTTATCATCTTTACCACGTCGCCCGGCACGTCCCGCCATTTGTGTGTATTCGGATGGTGTTAACATGCGATGAGAGTCACTTGTATCATCATACTTACGATAAGACGTGAATACTACAGTCTTCGTAGGCATGTTAATGCCCACTGCAAACGTTTCGGTTGCAAATAAAACCTTGATAAACCCACGCCCAAATAGAATTTCAACAATTTCCTTAAGTACTGGAAGGAGACCACTATGGTGATACGCAACTCCCTTTTCTAGAAGGTCTACAAGTTCATGATACTGTGCAGACTTCTCGAGATGTGGATAACGATGCAGATGAAATTTTACAATATGACGAACACTTGCTGCATCGCTCGAATCAATCAATGAAGTGGATACCTTCTTTGCCAGTTCCACGCATAACTTACGAGAGAATACGAAGAATAATGCAGGAAGGTCCATTTCTATGATAAGCTTATTCATGCGGTCAATAAAGCTAGTTGTGTGGTCTACTCGTTTTACAACATCTTCACCTTCTTGCCGAGCGGCTACTCGTTCCTTATGCAGCCGCTGTTCTTTCTGGTCACTATAAAATTTATTAAACCATTCGATATACGCTTTTCGGTCAAATACCTCTTTTGCATCTAAAATTACAGTTTTATTTGGAAGTTGATGACTGAGAGGAACAACGCGATATTCTGTAGAAATCAGATGAATACGCTTTTTCTTAATATCTCCTAACCATGTTGCAAATTTAGATGGATTCTCAATAGTTGCGGATAGTAGAACAAGATTAACCGATGGGTCTAAAAGAGTTAGGCACTCTTCCCAAACCTTTCCTCTATCTCGGTCATTAATATAATGCACCTCATCAAATACAACTGCATCCAGATTATGTAATGAAAGGTCTGCGGTCACACCAATATTTTCGGTTGTTGTTCCCTGCTTAAATAGTAGATTTCGCAGAATTTCTGTAGTCATAATAACTACGTCTGCTTGAGGCATAAATTTGATATCTCCAGTCATAATTCCAACACTTGGAAACGTCTGTTTCAAATCATGAAACTTTTGATTACTTAGTGATTTAATAGGAGTTGTATAGAAAACTCGTTTTCCCTTCGCAAGAGAATGATGAATTTGATACTCTCCTACAAGAGTCTTTCCAGAACCAGTCTTTGCGGTTACTAAAACATTTTCATCATTAGAAATCGCATAAATTGCATGCTTTTGAAATGGATCAAGTGGAAAGTTAAATGGACTTATAACTTCTGGAGGAGTTGATTTAAGGTTCACAATATTAAGCATTTTACGTATACTCCGGTTTGAGTGTAAATAAAGAATCCATTTTATGCGTTATAGTTTTCATAACTGACTCATAAGTTCAGACAAATGAGTGACATACTCGGTGTTGATTTTCTTACAAATCCAAAGATTACTGAAGGAGGTGACATTAAATTGCCAGACTTAGCAACTATTGAACTACCTTCATTTGGAGATGTAGAGCAGCCGCCAGAGGCGCCAAGACTTGTCCCTTCATTTGCCGAAGCTGGGCCCGCTGAAACAAATGATGGGTTTCGAAATCTAAATGCTAACCCATTTGGCAGCTCTATGCCTCGCATGTCAGATGAATATGTCATGAAGGAAAAGTATGAGATTCTTCGTAAGTTTGACCGTCTTCAAAAACTAGGAGTTCCAATTCGTAAGCGATTTACTCTAGATTCTCCGCTCGAGGAGATGAAGATGGAACTTGAGTTTATTAGGCGTGAGAAGGCGATGGACCAAACAATTAAGCAGTTTTGCGACTGGTATATTACCGGCATGTCTGCTATGGAATGGTCTAGCAAGAATGTTCCATTTATGCAAGCATTTGGTCTTAAACTTGACGGTCTTTCTGAGTCTGCGCAAATGAATGTGGCAGACATGGAGGAGGATTTTGAAGAACTTTATGACCTATACGGTGATAAGCTCAAGATGCATCCACTTGTTCGTATTCCTATTCGGACTTGTATGATGGTGTACATGGTACACTTAACAAATCAGATGGCTATGAAAGCTCCGATTCCAAATATGGACCAGATTCTAAAGTCAAATCCCGATATTGCGCGTCAGCTCTCTATGGCTGCAATGCAGCAGCAAACACAGGGAATGAAAGCCGCAGCTGCTCCACCTCCCCCCATTCAAGCCACATATGCAGCTCCAAGTAATCCCTTAGCCGGGCTTTCTAATTTTATGAGCGGAATGATTCCTCCACCTCCCCCACAGCAAACTAATGTAAGACCTCAGGTTCCAAAGAATATTGGGTTTAAGCCTATGAAACCAAATCCTCAACCACCTGCGGCTACTGTAACTCCCGCGCGAGATATGAAGGGACCGGTTAATATTGATGACCTGCTTAAGTCAGTCAATGCTAACATGGAAACGAAGAGTGTAAAAATGACACCACCTCCTCCGTCAACTCCAAAGAAGGGTGGTTCAACTGGTAAGAACAGTGTCACTATTAAGCTTTAAAGGTTCCTTAAAGTTAGCCAACACTATCGGAGTTACAGATTCTAAGCTTAAATCATCATCATTGCGATTCTTAAAATAATCCAAAAATTTAAAATTTAAATCTGAATCTACCCATTCGTAAACACCGTCTGAGTTGATTTTTAATAATTTAGTAATCGGAGTATTTGTTTCTAATAATTCATGGCGAGTTACATACTGTCGATTTGCACGAGCACCGTGATAAAGATGAGATATTATGGTTCCAGATAAAAATGCTATACGAGGCGCAGGCTTATCATAAAATGCAATGTATTCGTCTTTGAGACTTGTAGGACAAGATTTGAATTTACTATTAAATGTTTTCTTTAACCAGCCGGCAGATGATAATGCGTCACCACTCCCGGATACCGCATAATCAAAAAACCCAATTTTATTATACCATTCACGTCTCATACACCATGCAAACCCAGGATGATACTTTGAGTTATATTCGGTTTCCTTGAGTTTTACAATGCTATCTCTTGATAATTGCTTTTCAGTATATGTTAAATCTAGCCAATGTGCTGTCTCAAATGGTTGGACAACATCATGCGTATCGAGTAACCTAGAAGTAGAATAGTACCATGATGCATCATCAAATAGTATATCACTATCTAAAAATGCTAGCTTAGTATATCTACTTGGAACCTTCTTTTCTAACAGACGACATAGACGTTCTTTATGAAACATATGCGAGTTTCCCTTGACATGAAACGCATCGTGAATTTCTGGCTCTCGTCCTTCAAATACTAATTCTATGGTAAACACAGGAAGTCCTTGGCATCTTAAACGATTTACTACATATAGATAATTCATAATTATACGCTTGGTCTGCATCGGGTTAAATATGACAAAGCATATCGCCATGTCATGTTTAGAAAACCAGATTCCCATTATTTTAATGACACGCTTTAATTCCAATTAATGTTAAAAAAGCGGTTTGGACTCCAAATAGATAGTGTAAAACTTCACCTAGTATAAACATTATAATAAGCGATTTTACAATACTCGATTTGAATAAAAAAGAATATATAATTGCAAGACCTATAGTTCCCAGTATGTCATTTAATGAAAGCCCTAAGAAGCGCCTTTCATGAAACCCTTTTTTGGGAACTCCAAAAATAAATTTATATGGACAGCTCATTACACTTATGAAAACATAGGTTTTTCGGATGTACTATAAGCTGGTTGGTCCATCTGTCCCGCCAATCCTGCTGCAGCGCGCATTGCTAAATCAGGGTTATCCATTCCTTCGCGAGCAAATGGCCCCTTTCCTCTAAATAGACCACCGGCAACAATAACAAATGCAGCAGTTAATAGAATAGAAGTTACGACATCACGAGTACCAACAAAACATACAGCAAAGATTGCGAGACGACGAAGAAGTAGATTACTACTGTACTCTTTATCGTCGTGGCTAAACTCGTGAGTAATATACCGACTTCCAATATTTAATAATAACATCATCATTCCCACAAAAAATGGTGACGATGCGGCATAATTAATGTGCTCTATCATCCTTAATAAAAGCTAGCAAACTTTTCAATCGTCTTAGGAGCACTCGCAGTTACCTTTCCAGCAGAGGGTGTTGAGTGAAGAGCAGGTGTTCCCTTCTTCTGACCTACTTGGGGAAGCTTTGTGTCACCCTTAAAGGCTGGACCCTTATGCATTCCTTTGAGAACTCCACTAACAGAAGGAGCAGGGACGCCCGCACTTTTAGGTTGGGGCTTTTCTTCCTTTGTTTCAACTGTCTTGTTTTCCATATACTCAGTCACACCATTCACAGACATTATAAAAGCAATTGCAAGAAATACTCCTACAATTAAGCTTTTATAAACTGTAATAGCGAAGATACTCCCCAATACTAAAACTACGCCAACGGGAGAAGCAAGAAAGCTTTGTAGAAAAGCGGGAACAGGATGAGTGAAGAATGCCACATACCCAATTGTTAATGCTACTAGGCCGAGTTCTACAGATGATACTCTCATTTGTTTGAACGGAATGTTAATATTTTTCTATGTGTCTTCCAACAAGTGGGATATGGCAAGTTTAGAAGAAGTCTGGGGGTCATCATTCCCTAAAAAACATCATAATATGTCTTCTAGACACCATCAGAAAGAAGAACCGCGTGATGCTGAAAGAGAAGGGCGTGTACATCCCACACCATTACATCGTACGCAAGCTACCGTTTCGAAGCATAGAAAGACAATTGATGACCTTTCAAAGTCACTACCAATTGTTGAAAATGATGAAGACGGTGAATCAAATTACGGTCCGGCGAAGATTGGTCATACGGAGCATATGACGAACTATTCATCTACAAAATCAGGGTATTCTAAACCATTTTATCCCTCAGATAGTGGTACAGATTTTGCTTACGCACCTACATCTTTTCAAGATGCAGCATATGAAATTAAACTAAATCAGATTATGAGAATGATTGAACAAAATAAAGTTGGCTATGAAACTCCCTCGTCGCAAGATATGATGCTATATATTTTTACAGGAGTGTTCTTTCTATTCACTCTGGATACATTTGTAAATTTAGGAAAAAGAATGAGGTGATGTGAAAAACGGATTTAACATTATCTATTATTGAGGCTATTACCAGCAGCAACAATGGACAATTTTCTTCTTAACAAATGGAACGGATACAATTTTGGCAAGACATTTGCTGAAATTGCAAATGGAGATGATATGTACACGAATGACCCATATTTCTTTCTCGACCGCGAGCTAGATTACACAAATCGTAAAGAGTGGCTTGAGGCTAAGCGTAATGGCTTGATTCGTCACGTCAAGCCGTATCGTAAAAAGTGGCTGGATTATGTAGTCGGCAAGGAGTTCAACACTCTCCAAGAATGGGTGACAGATTGTGGAGGAACTTTGGATGATGTAAGGTATGGTGTAAATCGTGTACACCAGACTAACTGGCGCGGACAGCCTCTGCAGGCTAAACTTGTGTGTCTTTCACACTTTCTTCGACAGATTGGATATGAAGAGGCCCGCCATATTAATGTTCCTGTAGGGAAAGTAGTGAGTTGTCGGATAGAAAATCCAGATGGTAGCACTGTTATCGGAAGCACTATTAATAAGTGGGCTATGCCGATTCATACTGACCGACAATATATTCATGATATTATAAGGTTTCCTATGACCAAAGGTAAGGACGAGTATTATTATTGTCCATCTGAGATGCCAAAGGGTACAAAAGTTGTATTTTCTTACGACTGATGAAAGCTTTAACACTACTACTTCAAAAAACAAATATAAAAAGCCGAAAGGCATTTTTTAAATTATGCGCGTTCTGAAATGCGAGATTCAAATTGTGAAAAGTCATCAAATACATTATCCAAGTATTCAATTTCAAATGTTAGTGAATATTCCCCCGTATTCCAGTATACATAATCGCCTGTAGACTTCTGTAAATGAGTACGCGTACGAATATGCATACGGTCTAGCTTTCCGATTGCAGGTCTGTACTCTGCAATGTTTTCCTGAGCCGAATGGTCATTGTAAAAAATATGGTCTGTAACTTGTTGACCAAATGGAATCTTTGCAAATGCGCTATCTGGGTAGCCTGAGCGGTCTGCTCCTACTGAGCATTCATCAGTCTTATTAAGACCTTCAATGTCAATTAAAAAGTAAAGAGCATTTCCAATATCTCCGCCACTTTTTGAATATGGTTGACTATCCGGAAACTCCGCTCCTGCGAGACGTAGTGAGATTACGTTTTCATATACACGAGGGAAATATATAACCATATCTCCATTGTAAGGAAATTTTACCCTATCACGGTCACTCGAATCAATAATCAAAAACTTTTTTACAGTTTTAAGTTTTTTGATTGGATTCGAAGGTGCGACAATAGTACCGTTATAGTCGAAGCTACGATTCATCTTTACTATTTGTATATAGTGTTTCTTTTATCATATCCCAATATTTCGCATCATGTCATCAAGAGAATCAGTATTGAAGATATCGTCACAAATAAACTTTATCGTTACGAGAAGAATATAATAAACCTTTGGGTCAAAAGTCTTTGTAGTGCGAATAGAATTCATAAGAAATGAAATAAGAGATTCAGCATCTCTACATGCCCTTCGAAAAGTTTTGTCTTGTACATCTAAGTTAAGTTCTGAGAAATCGTATATCCAATCTCTCCAACGCTCAATAACATGTTTTTCATTCTCTATCCAATCTTCAGTAATACGTCCTTCAGTTTGGAAGAACTTTATAGTTTCTACGAGGTGCTCATAGTTCTTATACTTTTCATCATTAGAATACTCGCTATGAGAATCCATTGTTTCATCTTCAATTTCCATTGTATGTGTGAATGAGTTGTTGTTATCCATACACCTTTTATATTTAAACAAAAAAATCCGTTTTATACTTTTACAATAGAACCGGTAACCCAAATAAACACCGCAGCAGCAATTTGTGCTAGAATATAACTTACAGCCTTTGCCTGCCCAATTTTACCAGAAAGTAATGCCCATCCGGTTACAGCTGGATTAAAGTGTCCTCCTGAAATTTTACCACCAAGACCAATTGCAATAGCAAGTGCTGCAACAATAAGAACCGGAACACCGGTGAATGATACGGCGCCAATTAAAAGCGCAGTTCCTAAAAATTCAACAATTGTAGGAGATAACATTTGTAATATAATAATTATTATTTATTGTAAAACGTATTGATTTACTATAATTTAAGATACTAGTAATGGCACTTACAATTCATGGATATCAACTTTTAAAAAAAGATGTGTCAAATTTACACCATCTTAAAGGAACACTTACCGTAAAACCATATGTGCCTTCAGTTTTTGTAAAACCGCAATATGTTACAAGATATCCCGTATATTTTGAAACAGATGAATATATTTATGTTCCAAAACATTACGGAATTGAAACATACGGACCTCCAAAATCCTCTAATAGAAATGTGCCGCCAACTCTTTCTAAATACTGGGAATTTGCTGGTTCATTGCGTCCTTCACAACTTGAAGTTGTAAACTCATTTCTAACGCCTACACCACGTGATGGCATTATTTCTCTACAAACAGGGGGTGGTAAAACTGTATGCGCACTATATATTGCATCTGTTCTTAAGGTATCTACAATTGTTTTAGTTCATAACACATTTCTACGAGACCAATGGCTAGACAGAATTAAGGCGTTTCTTCCTAAAGCAAGAATTGGGTCAGTTCAAGGAGATGTTATTGATATTGAAAATAAGGATATAGTTGTCGCTATGCTTCAAAGTGTTTCAATGAAAGAGTATCCTATCAAAACATTTGAACAATTTGGTTTATTAATTGTTGATGAATGTCACCATATTGCGTCAGAAGCATTCTCGCAAGCAATTCCAAAATTGACTTGTAAGCATATGTTAGGTCTCTCTGCAACACCTGACCGTAAAGATAGATTAATGCATGTAATTAATTGGTGTTTAGGTCCGATTCTTTACAAATCAGATACTTCTGATAAGGTAGACTCAAAGGTTAAAGTTGAAGTATATGAGTTTGAGCCACCAGATTCTTCATATAATGATGTAATCTATAACCATGCAGGTGTAATGTTCACATCTCTTATGGTGAATAAAGTTGTAGAATATGCTCCACGAAATAGACTTATTACAGAGATTTTGTCTGATTTATATGAAGATAAAGAACGAGAGATTCTCGTACTTACTGACCGTGTAGAACATACGAAGGTACTATTTGATTCTCTACCGCCACACATTCAAAATACGTCATGCATTCTTGGTCGCAATGTTAAATCAGCGCAACGAGCAGAATGGTGTGAGTCAAAACGTATTCTAATCGCAACTTACTCTATGTGTAAAGAGGGATTTGATGTCGCCAAGCTTAATACTCTTATCATCGCAACACCTCGTCCAGATGTCGATCAGATTGTTGGACGAATTCTACGCACGGAAAAGACAACCCGAGTTATTGACCCACTCATCATCGATATTGTCGACCCAGCATTCCGCCGCCAGTTCCAAGAGCGCCTGTCATTATACAATAAACGGGCATATCATGTTCAGAAAATGAAACTTAATTAGACGCCATAGCCTTCATCAAAATCATAGTTTGCTACAGTATCATAATCTCTGTCTGTTTTTTCTTCGCGTCGGTCACCATAGTCGCCATAGTCGACTTGCTGCTCGATTCCTTCAACAATTGCTGCAACATCATCTTCTACATCACGTGAAGCATTATAACCTTCCTCTGGTCTGTCCATATCTTCTTCTTGCATAGCCCTTTCATATTCTGTTTCTGGGTTAGGTAAACGATATTCTTTTGCAAATATTTCACGGTCTTCATTCGTGATAATATAGGGAGCAATGCCAATATCTAAAAGCATTTTAGTTGCTTCACGTTCTGTATCATTCATCTGTCTCATGCGTTGCTTGAAGACTTCACGTTCACGTGTACGTAGGTCAGAGTCTTGTTGAGTAGCCTGTTCTTTAGTAATTAAAATCATGGCAAACACCAAGTCTCTCTGTAAGGCTGTATTCAGAGCACTCAATAGCCCAGTCTTATTTTTATCATTCACCACTTCGTGTATTAACTCATATATGATACCTCTTGCAGAATCACGAACCAGTGGTTTGGAGATTGTGGTTTGTAAATATACATTCATAGACCTATATTCTGAGATACGGTCTATTGCAAACCCTTGTATAGAAAGTATATCGAGAATACGATTTAATAGAGCAAGGTATGCAATGCCATCAGTATCTGAATTCAGGAATATATCAATCTTATCTAACTTTGTAGACTTAGGGAATCCTAGACCAGCTCTACGGCGAATTTCGGTATCCGAAAAAGTTAAAATTTCAGGCGAAGATTGCTCTATAATTACATACGACGCAGTAGGAGATACCTTTGTTTGCCGAAGAACAATTTGTTCTTGAAGAACACTTGGAGGTAAACGACCTGTTAAATAACTTTTTGGCATAGGAATATCGCATATTGCAGCGGATTCTTCTTTTCCAATTTTCTCAGATGGAGTATATGCTAATTTTTCAACTTTTAGAACAGGAAGCGATAATTGTGTTGTGATAGTAGTATTTTCAGGCTCTAAATAACGTTCCTTAGCAGCCAGTATTTGTGTTTTAAACTTTTGTGCAGCTTGTTTAAGAAAAACTATCGATTCCTTGCGAACTTCCTTAGGTTTGGAGATGACAAGTCTTAAGAGGGTTGTAGTAGGCCCCTTAAATGTATTTGGCGATGATTCAAATGTATTTTTCAAAATTGAAATTACAGTATCAAGTGTCGGAGAATCAGAAGCATCATCCGTATCACGTGGAAATCCAGTTAGTTTTAATATTTTAGAACCAAATGACCGACGAGGAATTAAAAATGGGTTATGTGTCTGCAAAAGAATTACCATTCCTGCGATACCCAATATACCTTCTGTGCGTTCCTTAGCACTTTTTTCAATCTTCTTATTTCCACGAAGGACTGTAGTTAATTCACGAATATTCTGAACAATTGGAATTAACTGTGTTTCTGTTGGGAGAACTTGCATGAGAGATATTAATAAATACAAAATCGCTTCTCCGGGATTCTCCAATATAAATGCGGGTTTTAGTTTATTGATTGAATTTGCAAATGCAGCTACATGTGTTTCACCGCCAGCTTCTAAAACATCATGAGACTTAATTACATTTCCATCTTCATCAAAATCATCTTGAGCAGAATACACATCTGCATTAATTCGTTCTCCACAGAACTTACATGTGCGAAAGCCTTCGTCAATCACTGACCATTTTTCGTAAAATGCGTCCTTTTCATCTTCTAGACATCCTTTTAGAATAGAAAGAGTGTGACTGCAAATTAAAAATAAATCAGCGGAATCAAAGTATTGCTCTTCGCGAATAGCTGAACCACGTAAAATCTTTTCGATTGCTTCAGCTTGGTCTACAGGTGTACGGTTCTCATCTTTCATAACAGCTAAAATTTGTTTTCTTGTATCAGATTGCGGTTGCCCCGCATATTTCTCGTATTTAGTAGCCTTTTCTGGAGTTTCCAAATACTGAAAGAACTTTAGAAGTTGCGAATGGTCTTTTAATAGGTCACTATCAGTAGTTTCTTTCCATGCAATTTTATTTCCTATTAAAAAGTCTGCAGTTTCCTGAACAATTTGAGACACTGGAATACAATGCCCGGTTGGAAGAGGTTTATGTTTTTCAATTGCAGCATTCACTAGACTCCATTCGGGAGAACGATATACTCCTGAGTTCAAAAAAGAATCAAATGAATCTGTGACAAAACACTCTTCAGGACTACTATTCGTTAAAGAAGTTATAGGTTTCTCATTCATCATCGCAGGAACTAACAGTCCAGATTTACTTGCTTTTGAAAGAATCATTTTCGAAACAATAGCACCATTATCTTCTTGCTTTGATAGCCAGAATCTAGGTTCAATGCCAGGATACCATTTATCGACATAGATATCCTGTAAGTTCTTAGAAGGAGCTGTACTATCATCAAGTGATGGAAATATAACCGAAGCTATCTGAGGAGTAGCAGTTATGGTGTCTACTGGAGGGAAAGTTTCTTTCCAAAGATTCCAAGGAATCGAAGAAAGTTTCACATCATATAACTTTAAAAACTTTTTACCTTCTGTGTATGGGTCGGAAGTTTTAGGTACACCATGTGTCATAATTGCCTCCATTGTTGGAAATACATGTTCAAGTGGTTCATCTGTAATAAACTTAGATGGTTCATTTGAAGCAAGAAATGGGTGGCCTTGTAATGGATTTGGAATTTCTGAAGAACGTTTCTCGATATAAAATCCACGAACTTTTACGTCATCGGCTGTATTAGTTATGGGTATTTTTACAAGACTAAACGAACCATCTTCATGAACTACGCCTTTTGTGCGCATATACGTTGGTAAAGTATGAATTGCGTTATTTCCATCATCATCGACTAGAATACCACCACTGATATATGATACTCCTTGAGTTCCGGTTGTTTTATAAGGCTTTGGAAGAGCTGTTAACATGCGCGGGTAATAGTTGGGTGTAGTACGTAAAGCAGGTTTATAAAGAGGTACCCAGTCAGACTCATAAGAATATGGTGAAAGTTCTAAATCAGTATAAATAGGTTTTACCCAATCTACATCCACTTCTTTGCGTGAAAGGTCTACTGTATAATCGCTATCTGTCACTGTAATGATATTTTCGTATATATCACGAAGACGGTCAACTTCCTCTGAAATCTTATTGTATTCAAATTTCGTAATCTTACCTTTTTTTGGAAGAACTTTATCAAAGTAATCTGTTAGTTGCTCATCAAGAGTAAAAAACCGTAATGACTCTGGTCGTGAAATTTCTTCTTCAAAATCTATGTTTTCAATGACCTCAAATTCGCTGGCAGGGTCAAAATGTATAAATCCTGCTTCCATTGTTATTCTATAGACCCTTTTCTACAACTGAGCAATATTCCTCAATTGTCGAGTGTGCCATTTTTAAAATTGAATCTGGCTTTTTAGTGGTATTAAAGCGTAGAATCATAGTCTTCTTAAGAGGATGAGGAATGTCATAAGATACAAAGTTTACATTAGCATCTCCATAAATAACTTCCTGCATAAGGTATCCGATTGTATGACCACCGCGTTCTACGCTGACAGAGTATGTCCCTTCGTCTGACTCTGTTTGGATATTATCCAATGCCTCTTTAACATACTCATCAACCTGCTTATGAAGAATAGCGATTGCCATAACAAGAATATCTTTTGACTTAAGAACACCGACGCTCTCCACATGTAAGTCAATCCAGTTTGGACGTCCTTTTTCATTTCGCGAATAATAACGCTGAACAAGTGAATTGTCAAATACGCGAACATCATTCCCAGATTCCTGATACGCCTTTCGAGCTTCCTTTGCCATTTCAGAATCAATATGCCATCCGGTAGTTGCAGTGCAAACTTGAGATACCTGGTCATGCTCGAGAGCAAGTCTTCCCTCAATATTCACAGCCTCTCCTTTACGCATTTTAAGAAAGAGAAGCGGAGTATTCAAATCACGGTCTTTCATAATAAGGTTAGCCGGAGTTGTTACAAAATCATCAGTAGTAACATTTCTTGCCTCTGCAGCTTCAATATTTAAAGTAAGCTTACCATCCTTGATAGTCGTTGAATCGGTAGTCATTACGCGAATAGGTAACATTTCTATACGATGTTTGAGCATCTCGTGCGGTAGCTGAGTAGTATTCTCCAGAATCTTAACATCTCGAACTACCACGGTTGGTATGCTACCAAGTAGAACACGGCGAAGTCCATTGCAGAAGGATACTGGGAAATTCATAAGCTCGCAATCAAGCTCAAACCCATCTTTAGAAACTTTTAGATTTTGAATAGTTGCCATTTACTACTCTCTTATTTCGTTAATGTTTCATCCGTTTTTTTCGTGAAAAGTGAATAACATGTCGCAGCCATATCTTTTTTATAGTGAAAGATGCCCGAACTCAAAGCAGATTATTGAAACACTTAAGGGTTTGAATAAGGCTGGCTTATATAAGTTTATTTTAGTAGAAAGTCTAGCTAGAGACCAAATTCCTTCATTCCTAAAGAAAGTACCAACCGTCTACGTGCCCGAAACAAAAGATATAATTGTCGGAAAGGATATATTTGGATACATTGCAAAGCCTACAAACTCGCGAAAAGAACTTCCTACTGCACCTCAAATAGCCGAGGGTGGGGCTTCTTCTGCAGCACCCGGAGAGTATAGCCCATGGGGGTTTGAAGGAAGTGGTAAATTAGGCGAATCATATTCCATGTGGGATAATCCTACTCAACAACCATCATCTGGAGGAAGTATGTGGACATTTTTAGATTATACTCCTACATCTGGAGCACCTGAACCAACAAGTGAGAATACAGTTAAGAACAAGAGCGGTGGAAATAGTGACGTAGCATCACGTATGGAAGCCATGTCATTACAACGTGAAAAGGAATTCGGAGGTGTTCAGCGCAAGTAACTTTAACATAATTTAATAATACAGTACAATGGCTTCAAAAACGGTACTAATGACTGCTCTATTCGACCAGTTTAATTCATTTATGAGTGAACTGAGAGATATGTACCCGGATGACCCAGATTTTCCACTATGTATTACTAGTGTAAGAATCTTAAAAGCAACA